CCACGCTTTGCGGCGTGTCGTTCATCGCAGAAACGATCTTGGCGATCACCTCCGGGTCGTAGTTGTTCAGCAGTTCGATACGCTCGGCCTTGCTGAACACCCGCCGACCCTCGACATCTCGCGCTCGGACAATAAGCGTTGTCGCCATTGCCTCAAGATCGAGTACCGTGGCATCGCCTTGTTGCTTTGCGAGCAGGAAGATTTCCCGCCGCTCGGCTAAGGTCATATCGGGCCAGTAGTAAATCGTGGTGTTCCACTCTGGAACCACGATAGGGATCAGAGTCTCCGGCGTGCGCCGGTCGGCAAACTGTGATTTTGCCTGCTCTTTCCAGTTCATAAACCCTCGCTGTTATGACGTCGCCGCCGTGAGTGCGCCGTTTCCGATGAAGTTAAAGGTGATTTCAGTGATCGCACCGCGCTGGACATTGCGGGTGATCTCCGTCACGAGCGCGTTTCCGCTGTAGCGGGTAGCGCCAGCGCCAACGCCTTCCGGGGCCAGCACGACAGAGACGTTAGAGCCAGGCGCAAGCGCAACCTGTCCGTTCGTATCGGTCTCGTCCCAGAATGCCGTGATGGTGCCGTTCCACGACTTAATCGCGGTCACGTTGTACGTCTTGTCAAGATCAGACAGCGTGGTGTCCTCGGCATACTCTGCCGTCTGCGTGAACGAAAACGAGGTTACCTCTGCCACCGTGTTGGTAGAGACCCTCACCAATCCCTCTGAGCCATGATGATTTGCCATATCGCCTCCTAACTAATAATAGTGCCCGCGTCGGTCTCATCCGTGCGGTACACGACCCGAAACTGCAAACGTGCAGAGCCAATCGGCGCATCGCCCGATGAGTCCATCGTGATGGCCGTATCTATCAACACGCAATCCTTCACCAATCCGCCGAGCGTGTTATCCGCTCCTATGGCATTCTCTACCGATGCGGCTACCGCATCCAATCTATCGTCGAGGTACTGCGGATCACGCGCCACGCATTCGACAACAAGCGTTAACTCCCGGTTAAACTTTCGCGGATACGTGAGCGTGGTGTCTGTCACAACTTCCGTATTCGTATAGATCAGCGCAGCCGTGACCGTGTTAGCCGCCATCGGATACACGCGCGACTTGCTCACCGTGTCGGCAACTGCCGCTGTGGTGAGGATGCTATACACAGCGTCTCGAATGTCTTGCCGCGCGTGTCCCATCCGTTACTCCTGCAAGAGATACATATTATTCTCAAGAAGGATGTTGTATCCGTTCTCAAGTTCAATGTTCCCCGTTATCAACGGGTCAAGGTTCAGCGTTACCTCAAGTTGCAACACCGTGATTCCCGTACCATCCGGGCGGAAGTTGCGGACGGTGTAAATCTCATCGTGAATAATCAACTTGTCGCCGATGACCGGCGCGCAAGGCAAACTGTTCGACTCGATATAAAATAACGGCGTGCTGCTGGCGAACTCCGAGTTCTCAGCGACGTTGACGGCTGTATAGTCGTTATCGAATATGCCGATGATGTCGAACCGCTTGCCCTTGTTTTGATACTTGGCACGCACGCCCCAATCGCCAAGCGTGAGCATTGCCAATCTATCGCGTTGAGTTTCAACCGCCATATTTGACCGCCCATACTTCGCTGGTTGGTGTCTTGCCTACGTGCCGCACGCGGCCCGTAAACGTCGCTCGAAATAGCCGATCCCATTCGGGATAAGGTCGTGCAGACGGGTGCATCTCCACGCCGTCCCACATATCCGAATAATCCGCCGCAGAAATGATGATTGTCCCGCTACAGACCCGCTCAAGTTCAAGCAAGCCAGGCACAATGTCCGCCTCTAGTACGTGCTCGATCACGTCGAAACACGTCACAACGTCAAATGACTTGTCATCAAAAGGCAGTTTCGTAATCTCGGCACAGACAACGTGTTCGTTGCATAACGCTGGCACGGTCTCCGTGCCCTTCACCACATCGAACAAGTCAGAATCACGCGCGGCTTTTAGTAACTCACCGCGACCACAAGAAACATCCAGCAGCGACCCGGTGTGCTCAAAGACTAAACGCTTTGCAGCCTCTAGCCGTCCCGCGCTCATACGGTACGCCTCGTGCCTGGCGTACACCTCGCGGTACTTATCAAGTTCCCTTTGTCGGTCGTTCACGCTTGGGAGCCTCAAGCATTGACGGGCGGACGTACTCTGCCGCCATGCCTTTTGAAATAAGCCACCGACCGAATGTATCGTCCACGTCTACGATGCGCCCGCTCTCAAGCGTCTTGCCCTTGTAGACTCGTGATCGGATCATTTCAACTTTCATATACTTTGGAAAACCTGTGTTAAGCAGCCCGACGCGACTTTAACGCGCTCGGGGTGCTTCATGTAATCACGCACCTTGACCCATGCTTGGATATTGGAAATGCCCTCATCCAGTCGCAGGTCGCCGTTCTTGCTGTGCCAATATCTGCGGCTCGTCATGTAGTTGTCGCAGCCGCAGATGTAGATTTCATCGAAACCCATAAAGCCTGCAATCCATGTTGCAGTGCCACCGCTGAACCCGAAGTCGGGGCAGATACCAGACCAGATGTCGCACGCATCTTTGTGATGCGAGACCACCGGAGCGTGGCCCTTAATCAGCGGATAGATTTCCTTGTCTTGGTAAACGATATAGTCCAGCCGCAAAAGTAGAGCGTGCTGGTTGACGCCGATCCAGTAGCCGTCTCGCAGTAACTTCGGACGAACTGCCTTTAGGTCGTCAATCAAAGTGGGGCCACCACCGAGGACAGCACAACGCTGTCCCCGATGGCGCCCCTCGATTGATGCAAGATCAATCATCAAGCCCTTATTAGGTCGTGATGATCTCGTTGCACTCGGCAAACGACTCGGGGTGACGCACTGCGAAGTCGCAGTCGTGGAACGCCACCACTCGGGTCGTACCCGCGTTGCTGCCCGTGTACGGATCAACCATAAGGTCAATGCCGCTCCACTGGCCGATCAACAGGTCGCTCCACACGCCGAAGATCATCGCCGACAGGTTCGTGCCCGTACCCTTCGTGAGGTTCGAGGGAACCTGCTGCGAAACGTAGATCGGGAAGCCGTACAGGTTCGCCATATCCGGGCCGAGGATGAAGTTGCCTTCCACGCCGCTCGTCTGACGCGCGGTGGTGGACAACTTGGCCTTGACCTGGCCGTTCGTGAGGAACGCAGCCGACCCCGTAAGCGCGTTGTCGATCTCGACTTCACGCACGAGGCTGACCACCATGCCCCACGTCGGAGCCGCACCGTTCGTGGCGAGCGTCACCGAGCCAATGCCCGAGGTGTTCAGCACGCCGGTCGGACGGTTGGAGCCCGAACCAGCAACAGCCGCACCGTCCATCGCCACAGCAAGCGATGTGGCGAGGTCGTTACGCACGAGCGCCTCAATGTCGAGCGACGACTGCAGCATCAAGCGACGGCTGATGTCCACATACGCGCCAAGGGTCTTCGGCGACATCGTGACTTGATCGAACGCCGGAGCGTTGGTGCTCTCCGTCGGAGCCACGTTCTCAGCCACCCAGTAGGCGGTCGAGGGCGAGGTCTTGCGCGGAATGGCAACGTTGCCCTGCAGGCCCGTGAGGAACTGCGCGCCGAGGGTGTTGAGCACCATCTTGTTACGCAGCACGTCGATGAACGACGCAGCCAGCAAATCGGTTGCAACGGTGTTACCCGCCTTCGCCGTGCCGGTGGCGGTCGAGGTCGTGAGGTCACGATAAAGCACGTCGGCCGGAATCAGAATGCCACGCGAAGTGCGGCCTTCCTTGCGAGCAGCGGCCTCGGAAGCCTCAAACTCGAAGCGAGCATCTTCTTGCGCGCGACGATCCTGCGGGTTCGACAGAGCGCGAATGGCCTTCACGAACGAGAAAGCGCGAGCCTCCTTGTCCGACAGACCGATCTCGTTGTCAACGTGCAGCGGCTTGCTGCCGACCTTGTCGAGCAACGCGCCACGGAAAGCCTCAAGCGAAGCGCCGTCACGGATTGCACTCTCGCCGAGTTCGCGGTGATTGTGCCGCGCGGCAAGTTCCATAATGGCCGAAACGCGGGCGCGCTCGGCCTTCTCTGCGCCCTCGCGGACGCTGCTGATTTCGTCAGACATAGTAGACTCCTGTGTAATCTGTATTAACGGCTCACGCGAACGGCCAATGCCTACGCTTGAGTCCGCCGGGATAGAGACAATCGAAATTTCGAGCGGCTGCCAACGCACGGCGCGGAAAATCTCCCGATCTCCACGCTTGCCATCGGAAACCATCTCGTTAATCACGTAGCCGACAGAAACGTTTCCACGAATCCCGTCTTTTACGTCTTGCCAGATTTCCTCGGCTCGCGCGCTTTTCCCAAAGCGCACGACGGCTCGGGCCACCCGATCCGATCCCAAGGCAATCTGCTCCACAACACCGACTTGATCGCTCATGTCGTGATCCACCAACAACGGCGCGCGGCCGCTGCCAATGAAATCTGATTGGATAGAGCCGGGCGAATGATCGAGCACTTCGACACCCCATCCTCGGTCAACTTCCATTTCACTGCTAAACGCCAGCGTCACGCGCCGCTCGGCTTCCGACACGGACGCGCGCTCAAAAGTCGCAGAGCGAAATACACGCTCGGTCGGGCCTTTGCGCGTGCCTACGTAATCCGGGTCTCCGGGTTCGTTGCCGTAGATGTCCTTCGGGCGCTCGCCTTCTTCGGCTGCGTCCTCAAGTTCTTCTACAGCCTCCTCGGCTTCCTCGGATTCGTCCATGTCGTATTCAGACTTGGCAAATGTCACAGTTACTGTGGCCTCGTCTTCGACCACCGCAACGACGTGTCGCTCTTGTTTCTCTTTCATAGTTCGGCCCTCATCTTCTCGGTCTAACTCGTCGCTCTTGCGGGTGGCCCATGCTTTGCCGGGATCACCGCCCCAGAGCGCCCAAGCAATCCGGCCTGCTGACGGATACCCGTCTTCGCCTGGACTAAAGCCCTCGCCCTGCTTATCTACCTCGTGGCGTGCAAAGTAACTTACCATTCGACCGATGGTCTCGGGTGACAAGTTCGCGCGATTTTTAATATCCCGCGCACGAGCCACGCCGACCTCAGTTCCGCCCCTGCCGAATTCCTCACGCCACGCTAGTCCGCGCTCGGCCTCTGCGGCCATTTCTTCTGTCGGTTTCAAATCAACTGCCATTATTGCCACGTCCCACTAATGTTGATGTAAGGCGTGGCAATCTTCCACGTCCCGCCTACGTTGATATAGACGGTCGTCTCTTTCCACACGCCCGACACCTTTAGCCAAAACTTTTTAGTGACGACCGGAGGCGTGCCGCCACTTTGTAGCAGCGTTAGAAGCATGGCTTACACCAGCGTGTTAAGTTGATCCAGCGTCAACTGCGTTTCGACAATCTGCGCGTCAATCAGAATGACTTGGTTGATATCGCCAAGTGATGCCGCAGTGCTACGGGCTACGTTCAAAGCAGCCAGTTTTGCCTGCACTAACTGAATCAACTCAGCGAGGCTCATACCAGCACCACCATTTCTTGACAGACCGTGGACAGGTGCGAGTTGAGCAGCACGACATCGTAAGTATCCGTACCGTCAAGAGCCGCATAGCACGCAATGCGCTTGCCGATTGCCGCAGCACCGGATTGCAAAAAGTCTGTTGCCGTAAATGGCGACAACACGCGGTTTTGCACGTCAAAACGGAACATTTGGTTTACCGCAGAGGCGACGTACAGATTGAGATAAAACATCCGCCCCTCATTTTCGAAGGGAGAGTACCCACCGCATGATCCCGTGGCCGGGAACGCACCCGGCGAACCGTCGTAAGTAATCGCGCCAGTCCATGTTCCAGTAATGCTAGCCGCGATATCCAGCACGTCCAGCGCTGCCGCGCCACCACGGAAAAAGTAGCAGAACGATTGCCGAGCGTAGCGGTTCGCATCTGGCTTGATGCCCCAGGA